CGGATCCGAGTGGTCGGACCCCACTTCCCGTCATTCCTCACCTCGACCATGTCGCGCAGCGGGAACCCGTCGAGCATCATCTGGTAGCGCCTCGGCCCGAGGATGCCGATCAACTCGGCCCGGTCCAGTCCGCGCATGATGGTCTCCGGAGTCACCGCGCCGGGACGAAGGTCCGGTATGCTCGGGTCTCCCGTGATCTGCGCCAGGCTCGGAGTCACCGGCACCATGACGCACCGGCAATTGGGGTGCGATGGCATGATCTCCGAGGTCTTTGCCTCGGTGCCGGACAGCGCCAGACAGGCCGTGCAGACCCGTGCATCCTGCGTGGCCACCCGGCGGTAGCCCTGCACCGCGGGCGATCCCTCGTAAATCGCCCGCTGACCTTCCCGCGCAGCTCGGACCATCTCGGTCCTGGCGATGGTCTCGGACCGCCGTGCCGGTAGATCCGCAAGCGTCATCAGATCCTTGGCCACGGCCCGAGGGTTGCGCCCCTGGGCGATACCGCTGGCCAGCGTGTACCGCATGGCGCTTGGGACGTCCTGCGCGATCGAGTCGAACAGGACGGCCAGCGGTGACCCGTCGGAGCTGAAGCCCACGAACGACTGGATCGCCTCCTGCGGGAGAGCGTCGAAGGCCGCGATCACCTCGGCCGCCCGATTGGCATCCCCGGTGGCCGCGTAGAGCAAGGCGTTGGTCTCGGAGTTGACAAACTCCAAAGCGGTCTGCTGGCCGTCGCTGGCGATCCGGACCGCCTGCGGTGACAGATCCGCGAGCTTGCCCTGCACCTGATCGATCAGGGATTCGAGCCGGGACCGCATCGCGAGCGCCGCATCCGCGAGCGGTTCGCCACGCTCTTCCCGGTCTGCGAGCCTCTGGTCGAGCGCCTCGAGTTCCCGCCGCAGCTGCACCATCGCTTCGCCGTAAATCTCCCGCATCTGGGAGACCGCGGCATCCTCGCGCTTGATCAAGGCGTTACGGTAGCCCTGCGCCGCCCGGTACAGCTCGGACTCTCGCCCGGTCGCCTTTACCGATCGTCCGGTAGGGTCGACCACCCGTAAAAAGGGTGGGACTGGTACGGCACCTCATGGCCGTGGGCGCAGGTCTCGCTCTTGCTCTCGAGTTTCTCGCCGCGCATGATCTTGTCGCGCAGCCGGGACGCCCACGCCTGTCCGGCGTCACCGCCCCAGAGGTCCCAGGCCACGCGCCCGGGAGACGGGAACCCATCCTCGCCGGCCTCGAAACCCTCGGCCTCCTTGTCGACCTCATGCCTGGCGAAGAAGGAGTGCATCCGCAGGATGGTGTCCTCGCGGATCACGCCGCCGTTCGCGATCTGGTTCGCCCGGGCCAGTCCGACCCGGGTTCCACCGGGACGGCCTTCCTCTTTCCAGGCAAGCGCCCGGCGGGCGGCTTCCTGCATCGCCTCGGTCGGATGGCTCTTGAGATCGATTGACTTGGCCTCTTCGCGGACCGTGACCGGTTGGGCTCCGGTGTGCTGGAACGGAAGACCCAGACCAGCGGTCACGGAGAGCGGATCATAACCGGATCGGATCAGGATGCCCGCAGCGTTCGCCGCGTCGCCGATCGAGAGCGATGGCTGGCCTTCCGCGTTGCTCGACGTAGCCGCGGTCGGATGCATGACGCCCTCGTCCTCCGGCGCTGGCTCCAGACCAGCTATCCGCTTGGCCTCGGCCAGATCCGCCACACCGGCCTTGTACAATCGCTCGGCACGCTCGGCCTCGGCTTGCCGGTCGTCCGCGAGCGCCCGAACGCCGGCGAAGTCGTACTCGACCTTGTCGCCTTCCTGGCTCTCGGGGAAATCCGGCAGGAGCGAGACCGTGAGTGTGTCCGAGATCGAGCGCAGGAGCGGCACCATCCCGTCCTCCCAGGCGGCCTGTTGCGCCCGTTCGTAGTTCGAGTACGTGGAGCGCTCGAGACCGGCCCCGAGGCCCAGCACCATCGGGTTGATCCCGAGCGCCGAGCAGATCCTCTCCTCGGGAACCCGGCGCACGGTGTCGAGCGCCAGCTCCGCGGGAGTCAGGCTCACCTTGTCCATCTTGTAGGGACCCGACATCACCACGATGCCGCCCGCGTTGTCGCCGGTGAGGTTCTCGCGCAGCGATCGCTTGACCTGCTTGGCATCGTCCGGCGAAATGTCCACCTGCGCGGATCCGGATGCGTCCGGACCCACGATGATCGACGGCATCGCGCCGTTGGACAATAGGCCGTAAGCAGAGCTGCTGGCCATGTTGTCGGTGGCGATCTCGCGCAGGACGGACTGGACCGAGGATCGCCCCAGCCTAATGTCTTCGGGATCCCGGCCGTACCGGAAGTGGATGACGTCCTTGACCTGAAGGTCGAACGATCGCCCGTCCGTCGTGTAGGTGTAGTGGGTGAGCGGGTTTCGGCCATCGCCCACCGGCCGGATCATGTCCTGCGGGATGTACTGAAGCGCCACCACCTGCGAGCCGGGACCGGAGATGCGCTGCTTGCGCAGGTACGCGTTGCCGAACAGCTTGTAATCCTGAATCACCCAGCCCCAGAGCAGGTTGCCCACCATGCCAGGCTCGGGCTCGGCCATGAGCTGCAGGATCGGATGGTCCTCGATGGGATCCATCTGCTGGGAGTCCACCGCCCGCAGGACTTGTGGCTTGGCCTGTGGCCAGTTGCGGATGTACCAGTCCATGGCGCTGGCCACGATCGAGTTGAGGCCGAGGTCACCGGCCACCGCCGACCAGTCGCGCTGGGAACCCGGCAGGATTCGCCGGAGCATCGAGGTCAACTGGCCCGAGCCGTACCCGGTGAGGTAGATGTCCCTGCTCTGGCCGAGCGGAAGGGGTAGTGGCTCGGATGCGTTGGCGAACGCCTTGCGCCCGAGGATGCGGTCCAGGATGCCCATGCCTCGATTATCCCACGGCAAAAAGAAACCCCGCCGGATCGCTCCGGCGGGGTGGAGTACGTCATTGTACCCGGCTGGGCCTCCCCGGCCGTCGTCCGCTCGGCACGCGCATCCGATTGCCACAATTCCGGCACCACCAGTAGCCCGCGCCCCTCGGCCTCGTCAATGCCCCGCACCGAGTGCAGGGAGGTCCGGAGACCGCACCGAGCGGTCTGCCGGGATTGCTGTGCCGGAGGTCCGGCTGGCCGTCTTTTCGTGTCATTGTCTACCCCCTCATGGAAAAACCCCACCCCGCGATCGGGGTGAGGTTGCCCGGTTGCCCGGCCTTTATCAGCTCTTGGTCGCTTGCACCCATTCCTCATGCTTTGCCCGGGCTTTGGCTCGAGCTTCCTCGATCGCCTTTTCAGTACTCAATTGGATCGAGATGAAATTGCAAAGACCATCCCAGTTACTATCCATCTTGGTCCGGCACGCCGTCTCGACAAAATTATCCCAACCTCGAGCGATCATGCGGGCTTCGTTTTCGAATGCAAACTGCTGAGCGCGAATAGCGTTCAGCTTGCTGAGGTGGAGGTTGTTAGCGGTGAGTTTCATTGTTCTATCCCTTGTCGGTGGTTCCGACATGGATATTATGCCACATATTCTCCGGTAGCGCAAGAATATCTGCCACTTTTTTCAGACCGCGGCAAAACTCCTCTTCTGATCCAGCACCGTCCAGGCGTAGCCCAGCGCGTCCACCGCGTCGTCGTGTCTCCCCACCGGGAACGACAGGATCTCGTCTGCAAACCAGCCGGGCAGGTCCGGAGCGTGGCTCACCAGCCCCTGCTCGTACCGGGCCTCCAGCGAGGCAAACCGCGTGACCTTGTCTTTGTCCGGCCGGATGCCACGCACCGGGAGCTTGGTGGTCCGGAGCAGCTCCTGAATCACGGCGGCTTGGTACTGGACCTGCTCGATGCCGATCGACACCGGCCGGTGCTTGGACGCCATGTCCCGCACAAACCGCAGCACCTGGTCGAACGGTCCGCGCATCCGAGCCGCGTCGAGGACGTGGATGGTGCCGGAGTCGTCGCGCCCGATCACCACCGCCGAGGTCCAGTCCGCGCCCTCTTTCGAACTGATCGCCAGGTCCACACCGAGGTATCGCGCGAGACCGGCCGGAGGCTCCGCGGTCCGGAGCCACTCCCGCTTGACGCGCGCGCCATCCGCGTCCACAAACTCGGCAAGGTATTCCTGCCGGTAGGCGATCGACGGCAGGGATCGCTGCGCGGCCTCGATCTCGTCCGGATGGATGTACGGGTTGGCGCTGGTGGGCATCTGCCACCGGGACCACTCCGGATCCCCACCGGCCAGATCGAACAGCGTCTTGAAGTAGTTCGAGCCCTTGGGGGTGGACAGGAAGAATGCGCTCCCGCGGTAGTCGGTGAGGGTTGGCCGGATCGCTTGGGTCCAAGCCTCCTCGAGGTACGGTGCCGTCGCCGCCTCGTCGACTCCGACCCAGGCGTACCGCCGCCCTCTGGCCACGGTGGCCGGTTCGCCCAGGGTCCAGTAGTCGATGGCCGCGCCGTTGATCAGCTCGATGCGCGGGTACGGTGACGATACCGCCCGGCGGATGATAGGCGCGAAGATGCGCCTCTGGTCGTTGTATGCCTCCTCCAAAAGCCGGTAGGTCGGAGCAAACCATCCGCACGGCCGGTCATGCTCGAGCAGCGGGCGCGCCATCAGGATCGCGCCCATCGTGGTCTTGCCGAATCGACGGCCGCAACTCACGACATTGAAGCGCCGGGCCTCCCGCAGGATGATCTTCTGCCCGGCATGGGGCCGAGGCAGGACCAGTTCAATCTCTGCCATCAATCACGGCTTGCGCGTGGTCCACCGCAGCCAACAACCACGGCAAGCCCATCAGGATGCCCGTACAGGCCACCAAGGCCCAGATCACCATCATCATGCCCCCATCCCTTCCTCTCCGTCATCGTCCGCAAAGCGCACCGCGATACGCACCGGCGCTCCGTCCTCGCCGGTAAGTTCCAGCCGGTTGCTCCAGTCCCGCTTTTTCTTGCGTTCGAGCCACCATGCGGCGGCTTGCCATGTCTCGGACGCCGCCTTCTGGATGATGGCCACGTTGCGGATCTCGGCGTCTGCCTCCGCCTTTTCTACTGCGTCCGAAAAATCCGACCATCTGCGCAACCAGTTGGCGAGCGTGTCCTGATCGATCCCGGCGTAGGCGCAGGACGCCCGGCGCGTGTTCCCGGCCCTGAGCGCCTCAATCAGGCGGGCCTCGCGCTCAGGTGTACGTTTAGTCGGTCGTGGCATCTCGGGCCTCCAGTCGAGCGGTTTTTCCGGTAAGCGTCTCCCAACGCTTCACAATCACGTCGCAGTACGCCGGGCTGATCTCCATGCCGTAGCACTTGCGGCCCAGTTGCTCGGCGGCGATCAGCGTGGTGCCGGTTCCACAGAATGGCTCGTAGACGCTCGTGGACTGATCGCACAACGTCTGCATCACCCACGCCGGAACGTGTAGCGGCATGGTCGCGGCGTGAACTTCAGAGAACTCGTTTCCGCGTTGCGGAGGAGCGGCGTACACGCTCTGCACAGTTCCGCGCCATGAAGACAACGGCACAGCGCGAGAGGCTCCGTCATTCGCTGCGAATATGACCATCCATTCAAAGCGGGACGCCATGACTCCAGCCGCCATTTGGGGGGCCGCGTGGCCCTTGTCCCAAGTCGCTACATCGACGAGCCGACCAGCGTTGTCTGCGATGAATCGAACTAGGTCTCGTTTGTTCCCGGCGAGCGGCTGCACGTTCACAACCCACGCACCACTCACGGCGGCATCGCTTGCCGAGAACCATCCACGCATGAGCCGATCCCATTGGTCGGCGTTGTCTTCGTGATCTCCGTATGGGTTGGCCTTTGCGGCCATCGCCTTGTTTCCAGACAGGGCGACCGATTTCCCGAGGGCGTAAGGCGGCGACGTAAAGCACAGGTCCGCCTTCGCCCCAGCCATCAGCCGCTCCACGTCATCGGCCTTCGTCGAGTCGCCGCACAGAAGCCGGTGGTCGCCGAGCATCCACAGGTCGCCCGGCTTCGTGATAGGGTCGACCGGAGGCTCCGGTACTGTGTCCGGATCGCCACGCAGTTCAGCCGGTCCGACCAGAGCGGCGATC